GCGCTGGATGCGGTCGAACTCGTCGTCGGCCAGGTCCCTGGGGACACGGATGATGCCGCCGGGCTCAGCGCCGTTCAGGAAGAAGTTGCGGTTCCACTCGGCCGAGTACCGGATGGACTCCAGGTCGGTGCGGATGGACCGCACAGGACCGAGTCCCCGGTAGGGGTTCGAGGGGTCAGGAGTACGGAGGAAGACGACCTCTTCGTTCTCCAGACGGTGCTTGGACCCGTCGGGGGCGGTGTAGGTGTACCCGTCGATGAAGAGCTTCGGGTCCGGGTTGGGGTCCATGCGGAACGGGGGGATGGGCCAGATCTCGGTGGGCCACCCCATCTGGTTCCGCTCGAACATCCACCACTGCTCTCCGGTGAGGCCGTGGTGCTGCTGCACGGTCTCGATGAAGAGCTGGCGGGTCATGAACGGGTTGGGCTGGTTCCAGACCTTCAGGGCCAGGTGCTGAGTCACCTCGGTCCGGGTCTCCACGGGAGAGCCCTCGGTGCGGTACTTGGTGCGGCCGTTCTTCGACTTGCGGAACAGCTTCCACTCGACCTGGGCAGTGCCCTCGGCCAGTCCGTCCACGATGGCAAAAAGAGTGCCCACCGCGCCCATGGCGTTGAGGTGGGCCTCGCGGTCGTCCCGGGTGAACAGGGTGGGTACGAGGGACTGGGCTCTCGCGACCAGGGGGACAGGAGACTGGTTGCGGAAAGTCGTGGCGAGCGCCTGAAACGTGCTCGTCATGTACGGCCCTCCCGCTCTTGGTCGATCCGCCATTCGAGAACGAAGACGGAGATCCCTCCGGTGATGAGGCCCCACCCGACGGAATAGGTCCATACACCAGCCGTGATCAGTGTAAGGCCCAATGCAGCCATCAACACTGAAGAGTTGCGGAAGAACCACTCTCGGAGTTTCACAGATACCTCAGTCTCGGCAGGGACCTAGTGGTCAATTCGGCACATAGGTAACGCACGCAGTCCATGCCGTGATCGTTCTCCTTCAACGGGACCTCCTTGACGCCCTTCGTCCCTGACGTGTCCCAGACGTATCCGACGAACTCCTCCTCGGTGGAGCACGGCTTCTTGTCGTCCTCCAGGGAGCGGTCCCGCTCCAGCAGGGCGTTCCTGCACACGTACAGCCCTGGCGTCCCGTCAGTGCCCGTCTGGAGCCGCTTCTTGACGGCCTCGATGCCTGTGCTCAGCGTCTTCCTGGCGGCCTTCGTACCGCGTCCCAGATGCTTCTCCAGGGTGCGGCGGTCCTCCAGGTCGTGGTCGGTGATGATCGCCCTGGGCCAGGGCTCCACGCCCCGCTTCGTCTTCATGGCGGCAAGGATCTTCTTGGCCGCCTCCTCCACGAGCAGGCCCGTCTGGTACAGCTCGCGGTAGAGGATGAGCCGACCGTCCGGGTCCTGCACCCACCACTGGCAGACGAAGGGGTTGCGGTACCCGAAGTCGATGACCCACCAGCGAGGCCAGTCCCACGGGGGATCCGTCATCGGGTCCTTGAGGTGGACGGCCGGGTCGTACTCCTCGTACACGAGGCCCTCAGCGGCCACCCAGCGGCCGTACCGCAGCCTCTCCTTGCGGACTCCCGTCAGGGCGTCCAGAGCCCCGATGTAGGCCCTTCCACGCTCCGTCAGGACCCCGTCCTGGAACAGGGTGGGGTTGTCCTCGTGGCGGCTGTGCAGCATCACCGTGGATCCCCGGTCGCACCGCTGCTTCAGCCAGTGCGTGGGGATGGTCGGGTTGGTGTCTGCGATCACCTGCTGGAAGCTGATCTTGCCGTTGCGCAGTCGGGTGGTGATGGCCTCCCAGTCGTCCAGGGTCAGCTCGATGGCCTCCTGGACGTACACCACGTCGTACTCCGAGGACATGATCTTGGTGGCCTTGTCCATGCCGCCGACCATGACCTTCGAGCCGTTGCGGTACCGGTACTGCGGGGGCTCCTCGGTGGACCCGCCGTAGTACTCGACGTCTCCGACCTCCAGAGACTCCTTGGCCACGTGCTCCCGGTAGGTGACCAGGCCGGTGCTCGTGAGGGACTCGCGGGTCTTGCGGACGATGAGACCCCTGGCCCCCGGGTTCATGAGCATCATCGCGTGCAGCTTCTCCAGGCACGCCCTGGACTTGCCGGTGCCTGCCGGGCCGCTCAGGAGCACCTCGGGAGCCCTGGAGGCGAACAGCTCCTTGGCCGCTCCCCAGGGCTCGTAGACATGCTTGAGCGCCGTCTTCACGTACGCCTGGCCCGCTTGGTCGCGCTGATCTTCGCCCGGGTCTCAGCGGACACCTCGTGCCCCATCTTGGCGGCCCGGATCTTGGCCAGGGCCTCGGGGCTGTGCACCTTTGGCTTGTGCCGTCCGCAGGTGCATCCGTCGGGGCATCCCCTGGGAGAGCGCCTGTTGGCCGTCTGCTGCTCCTGGGTGGCCCAGCGGCAGTTCTCGGGGGAGTAGCCCTTGGAGCCGTCGATACGGTCCAGAGTGGTCCCCTCGGGGCGCTCACCCATGTCGGCGAGGAAGTTCTCGAACGACATCCAGCGCTCGCACACGGTGACTCCCTTCTGACCGTACTTCTGGTCCGGCTTGCACCGGCGCTTCATCGACTGCCACGAGCTGTACGTCGGGCTGTAGCCGCCCTTCCAGGTGTGACCATGGGTCAACTTGCTCTGGTTACCGGGCTCAAAGAGCTTCTTTGCCATGGTCGTACCGTATCAAGTCAGATCATCTACGTCGACTCCCTTGACGATGTACGTCACGGGGTTGGTGACGGTGACGTTGACCCGGGCGGGGAGCTGACCCAGCTCCTCAGAGACGGCCTTGAGGATGGTGGCCTTCACCCGGAGCAGGTCGGCCTTGGTGGTGGACCCGATCATCTCCACGTCGGCCTGGTACTCGGCGATGCGGTTGGCCTTCTCGGCGATCCACAGTCCGGCGAACTCGTTGTCGAGGTTCTGCTGGATCTCCCGGATCCGCTCGGCGTGGCGCTTCTTGAAGGTGGAGATGGAGGACTGGGCGACGTCGTACTCCTCGGCAAGCTGCACCTGGCTCTTCTCGCCCACGGCCAGCTCACGGCAGAGCTTGGTGACGATGTGTCCCTGGGTCAGCTTCCTGCGCCTGGAACCACCGGTCTCCTCCTCGTCGTCCTCGTGGACTTCGATCGAGCTATCGTCCATGCCGTCTCCTCAACGATGAAGGCCCCGCCACCCCCTCTGGCAAGGGGACTGCGTGGCGGGGGTGTTACCAGACCTTCAAAGAAGCCCCCTCGTTCAAGGGTTGTTTCGATAGTACGGCCTGGGACAGACAGAACGAAGCCCCTCCCATGGTCGGCACGGGAGGGGCTTCGTCTCTCTGGCGGAGGTTCAGGCGGCTATCGACCACCTGCGTCCCAGGCGGGCGTTGGTGCGGTCGGTGGCCAACCGGAGGTGGTCTATGCGGCCACAGCGCCGGTGCTGGCACTGACGTCCACCGGAGCAGTTCTCGTCCCGGGTGTGACACCAGTGGTCCAGGACGACCCGCTTCCAACCCTCCTCGGTGCGGACGTAGGTGGGTATCGGGCCGTGCTCCAGCTCCCACACGAGGCGGTGGACGTACTCGGTGTGGCCGTTCCACAGGGAGCCGTAGCCGTCCTTGGTGACGGCCTTAGTCCAGGTGGTGCAGCCGTGGCGCTCGTCGGTCAGATCGCGGCTCAGGCCGGTGACCAGACGCTCCACGACGGAGTCGGACAACAGGGGGCGGACGGGGACCAGGACGGTCCGGGGAGTCCAGTCCACGATGGCCTGGGACTCACGGAGCCCGGTGGTGCTGACGATGTTCAGTGCCTGCACTACAGTGGTCATTGCCGAACCTCTTCCAAGTGGCTTTCGGCGGCCCCCACCGGGCTTGTCCTGGTGGGGGTTTTACTCGTTCCGGCTGGGCCGGGTGGTGTTGAAGTCCTGGAACGAGGGGCCTCCGACGGTCCGGGTGAGGACCAAGTGGGCGCCCTTCAGGGCCAGGACGACGGCGAAGATGATGAACAGGGTCATGTGATGCCTCCGGGGGCTTGGATCTCTGGCGGGATTCTCTACTGCTTGTTCTGGCCGTGCTCGACGAGCGCCTTGGTGGCCGCCTCGATCTTGTTGCCG